TAATTTGACTGATGATGACATGTCGTCGTTAGCCGATGCCGGCGGAGATCTAACCGTTATTCGTCGTTTAACTCACTTGGGTTATAAGAACGCTACGGGCGGAATTGTTGCTGGTTCAAAAAACCAACACATTACTTTCTATATTAATGATGATGGCGATGCCGGATCTACTAACGATTTGGCTGATGATGTAACGTTCCATTACCCACTTGCTGACAAATTTGCTACTAGCAATGCAGTCGGTTCTGTTGTTGGATCCACGCCATGGCCTCTTGAGGAGCCTACTCCGGGTACTGGCAACGCTGGCGATAGAACTCAGAAGAATGACATTGCTGAGATTGACATCAAGGTTGACAGTATTGCTGTTACCGCGATGACCAAGAAACTCAAAGCGAAGTGGTCACCTGAGCTTGGGCAAGACCTCAATGCATACCATAATCTGGATGCAGAAGTCGAGCTTACTCAGATTCTGTCTGAGCAAATTGCTTTAGAGATCGATCGTGAGATTCTTAACGACCTCGTTCAGGGTGCTACGGCTGGTACATACTACTGGTCTCGTTCGCCTGGTCTGTTCGTCAATCGTACAACCGGTGTGGAACTTGGGGCGCTTTCAGCTGCTCCGGACTTCACTGGTACGGTAAGCGAGTGGTACGAGACTCTTGTTGAGACTATCAATGACGTGTCGGCTCAGATCCACAGAAAGACTCTACGCGGTGGAGCTAACTTCCTGGTGACCTCACCTGAAGTTGCTAACATCCTTGAGTTTACTGCTGGATTCCGTGCCAATGTTACTCATGATACTGACAAGGGCACTGTTGGCGCCGTTAATGTCGGCAGCATGTCACGCAAGTGGGATGTTTTTGTCGATCCTTACTTCCCGAGAAATCTTGTTCTCGTCGGTCGTAAGGGCGGAAGCTTCTTGGAGAGCGGATATGTATACGCTCCCTATGTGCCGCTGCAGGTTACTCCGACAATCTTCGGTACTGAGGACTTCGTGCCCCGCAAGGGCGTGATGACTCGTTACGCTAAGAAGATGGTTCGTCCGGACCTCTACGGTCTTGTCGTTGTACGCGGACTCCTTGGTGAGGCTGGCGCAACCAGCTAAACTAAGATAGGTTCTTAGTCTGGCCCCGCCTGGTAATTTTACCAGGCGGGGTTTTTTTATTTGGAATTTAAACAATTACAACACTATTTATAATGATTCACACCGAACAATATGGCGTGAAGCCTATATTGAACAAATCAAGGAGATAATACAATGGCAGGTAAATTAGGATTAGGTCTTTTAGAGACTTTATTAGAAAATCTAGATCGCGATCTCAATTTAGCGAGCACCACGCTAACAAACCCGATTATTACAACGAGTGCTGCCGTGACGATGACCGGTGCTACTGTAGGTATAGACTTAAAGCCATCATTATGTGGATTAACAGCTACAGGGCAAGCCACATCAGGCACTACAACAGGCGTAGTTGAAACTCTTCATATAAAAAACTTCACCGGCGCCGCGGCAGAGGTTGCCACGCTGCCAGCAGCAACCGTTGGTGCTAGACTTGCTTACATAATGTCAGTTGACACAACCGGCGGAACAAACACTTTAATATTTGATTGTGATGGTACGGATGTGTTAACAACCGGCCAGATAATTGAAAGTCGAAACTCTAATGTGGTAGTATATGATACATCAACAGCGGATGAAACAAGAGTAGTTTACACGCCGGCAAATGCCGCTACTAACTTTGTTAGCCAAGGTTCAATATTTTACTTCTGGTGCACTACGGCCGGCCAGTGGAATGTACAATTGGAAGCCAGATCTAATCCAGCTAGCACCGGCTTAACCGGCGCGTGCACATTCGCAGCATAATAACTAACACTTGTTAGGCAACAGACAAAACCCCCCTCCTTCATTGGTCGGGGTTTTTTGTTTTAAAGAATGAACTTTGTATGTTATACTATAGTTAAAAGGAGATATCAGGTGTCGGCAAATTTAGAACTAAAAATAAGGGCCCTGACAGCGGAAGTTAAAGAACTTCAAGATTCGCACAATACGCTCGCAAAACATTATCACGAGTTTGTAAAGGCTACTGTAAAATACCTTAAAGAAAACGCAGAAGAAGAATAACTTTCAAAAGTGGTATACACCAAAAATTTATCGCAGGCAATTTTTGAGATTTTAACTTTATGAACAACTATTTATTAAAGTCATAGGAGACTCACAACATGGGCAAAAAACGAAAAATAATTAATTCAACTAAATACGCTAGAAAGTACGCTAACCATCCCCTTGCAAGAGCTAAGGCCGCCGCCGGTTCGGTAGCGGAGAGTTTAGGCGATGTTGTCGAAGATATTGTTGACGCAGCCGCAGAGGTCGTTGAGACCGTTGCTGAAACCACCGCAGAGGTCGTTGAGGCCGTCGTCGAGACTGTCGTCGACGTTGTTAAAGATGTAGCAGAAGTCGTCGAAGATGTCGTCGAAGATGTGGCACAGGTAACCCAAGACGTTGTTTCCTCTTCCGAAAGAAAAGAAGTAAAGAAGAAAACTAGTTCTCGGCGTAAATCTAAAAAAGTCTAAAGGCTGATTAGCCATCTCCCAACTAATTATAGTGACAGGAGACCACATGAATGGCGACACCAACTTTAACACCAAGTTCACAAACATCAGCAATTGCATTGCCGGTAACAGGCGTGCTGGGCACTGGTGCAGACGGCGCCGGTAATACTACACACTATCCATTTGGCATATATACTGTTACCGACGCGCCTTTATACGATATTAATTTTATCACTGGAGCTTCTGATCAAGTAGCGTACACTTATAAAAAATTAGGTGGCGATATATTAGATGTTGAGTTAACTGTTGGCAACATATATGCATCATATGAAGAAGCGACGTTAGAATACTCGTACATTGTGAACATACATCAATCTAAAAATATTCTTCATAGCTCCCTAGGTGCCACAACTGGTACTTTTGATTCTGATGGACAAAGAACTGACTCTTTGAGCGGCTCGAACGTGGAAACCAAATATCCAAAATATCAGTTTGGATATAGCAAACGTGTTATGGATCAAACCAGCAACGTAGTTGGCATTGGAGGCACGGTGCCGATTTATTCTGCTTCTTTTACTACTGCTCGAAATAAACAAGATTATGATTTGCAAACCATAATTCATGCTGCATCAATTGACGGTTCAGATAATGGCTCTTTGTTCACGGGATCCGTCGGCAAAAACAAAATAACGATTAGAAGAGTATATTATAAAACCCCCCACGCCATGTGGAGATTTTATGGTTATTATGGCGGCATGAACGCTGTTGGCAACCTTTCAACATACGGCATGTATGCTGATGATTCAACTTTTGAGGTTATCCCGCCATGGCAGAACAAGCTGCAAGCCATGGCCTACGAAGATGCTATTTATACTAGAAATTCTCACTATTCTTACGAGATAAAAAATAATAAGCTAAGGGTATACCCAATACCAACCAGCGTAAGTCCAACAACAATGTATGTTGAGTTTACTATTAAACAAGAACCGTGGGACGAACAAAGCGACAGAAAAGATGGTGTTGCTGGCGTAAACAATATGAATACTTTGCCGTTGGCAAATGTACCGTATGCAAATATTAATTCGATTGGTAAACAATGGATAAGAAGATTTGCTTTATCGCTCGCCAAGGAAACTTTGGGTCAAGTCAGATCTAAATTTGGCACAATACCAATTCCCGGTCAGGCGGTCACGCTAAACGGCGCGGCCCTCTTGAGTGAAGCCGCTGCAGAACAAAAAACCTTGAGAGAGGAACTGCAGAAAGTTCTAGATGAACTAACATACGAAAAAATTACAGAAATTCAAAAAAATATGGTTAAGAATACTCAGGACACTATTAGAGCTTACCCGTATTTTATTTACCAAGGATAAAAAACGATGTCCCATGGAAAAAACAAATGGTCACAACCAAAAGCTCCGCCACCGCCTTTATTTTTGGGCAAGAAAGAGCGGGATCTGGTCAAGCAGTTCAATGACGAATTAATTGAGCGCGTTATAGGACAGGTCATCGCATATTATCCAGTTGATTTGGAACATACGAATTTTCATCCTCTTTACAGAGAAGCGATTGTGAAATCTTTTTTGCCTCCTGTTAGAGTTCATGCCTTGGTGGATTTCAAAGGACAGACAACAAAAACAGACGCATATGGTGTTGACAAAGAAACTAAAATAACCATTCATTTTCACAAAAGACGCTTAACTGAGGATCAAGATCTGTTCGTCCGTGAAGGCGACTTTGTATCGTATGGTAGCTCTTTTTACGAAATTGTTAGCTTAAAAGAACCAAAAGAATTATTCGGCCAAGCTGATCGCCGTATCGAAATTTCTGCAGAGTGCACAAGAGCAAGAGAGGGAACATTCGATGGCTCATAAAGGCTCTATAAACGAAGAAGAGACTTCCCGTGATATCCCGCGTTTTAAATCAACGCTTGAAGATGTTGATTTTGCTGTTTTCAAGTTTGTTGATGAAACACTGGATCTTCGTACTTCAACAAACAAGGGCTTTAAAAAAGTTCCTGTTATCTGGTCCGGGGCAGAACGTGCACATAATATTAAGGATGATGATATCAAAAGAGACGACAGCGGAATGGTTGTTTTACCAGCTATATCGATTGAACGAACATCTGTTAAAAAAGACGAAAAAAGTCGAGTAATTCCTTTTTCCAAGTTAGATCCAGTCAATGACTTGAAGGGCGGATTTTTGGTAATAAATAAGGTCATAAAACAAGACAAAACGCGTAATTTTGCCAATGCAGACGCCCACAGGAGGCGGAACCAGTCTAACTTTCCCTTGTATAAAAAAGACAAGAATGGCAAGATTGTTTACGAAACTCTGACCATTCCAATTCCTATTTACATCACAGTTGGCTATAGCATAGTTTTAAGAACAGAGTATCAAGAACAGATGAATGATATTTTAACACCATTTATAAGAGTATCGAATGGTCACAAGAGAATAATAATAGAAAATAATTCTAATCAGTATGAAGCATTCTTCGAAGAAGACTATAAAATGGGCAACACTATTTCTAAGTATGAGGCAAATGAGCGCAAATATGAAACATCTATTGGACTAAATGTTTTTGGCTATTTAATCGGAGATGGGAAAAATCAAAAACGGCCTCGGGTTGCAAGGAGAGAAAACGCTATCGAGATACGTTTTGCGCGCGAAAGAATAGTTGTGCAAGACGAAGACGGCGAATTTAGAATTTAAGGGAGTTTGTCGTTTACAAATACTATTTATTAGAGAAAAAGTTCATGAATTTTGAGCTAGCTTATAT